TAAATAAGAGCCTTCGTATAATTTTTGTCCTTCACTTAATGGAAAATCTACTTTTTGTTCTTGGTATGGTTTGTATGGGGTTGCCTGTGTGCCCTCTTCTATTTGTAGTTCTCCATTTTTATATACATTATTCCCCCACTACCATAATTTATAGCAATATAATCGATTGTCTTATTTAATGCTGATGTATAAGTAATATACTCATATATAGTAGTACGATTTAATAAAACTTCTCCATTTTCAGTTCCATCTTTATAGACTATCTTAAATCTAACATTCCCTTTATTTTCATTTTCATTCTTAACATAGGCACTAAATGTATATTGAGTATTTTCTTTAAAGTCATATTCATAGAATTTATTTACATTTCGTGAAATTTCTAAATCTCCCTCAGAATTTATTGTTCCTTGTAATCTTTTATTGATATCAAACAAATTCTCTCCTATATCTTTTATTTCTAATGAGTTGTATGGAACGTATGGGGTTGCTACTGTGCCTTCTTCTAGTTGAATATAATAAGTTCCATTTAATATCTTTTCATATAAATTAAATGTACTGTTATCAGACGCATCTGCTTTAAATCTAACTAATATATAAAAATATCCATTTTCGTCACTTTGTATTGTTTGATTTTTATTAATATATACTGCACTATTACTACTAGTAGAATTAGCATAAATATTTGCTGTTGTTGAAGCTGGACAATTAGAAGATATTGTGTACTTTGTGCTTGGTTTTAAATAGTAAGAATATTTATATAAAATTATACCGAAAATTTCTTTTTCTTGGTTTATATCAAATTTATTCTTTCCTTCAACATTTTCTATTTTAGCTGGGTAATCTGGACTTGGACTTGCTCCGTATTGTTCGTATTCTGGAATTGTTTCTTCTGTATATGTTCCTTTTAATATCATTGGATAAATAGTTTGATTATTTATTGTTACACCTGCGACTATTCTTATATATGGGCTTATCGTTGTATCTTCTGTAAATGTTGCATTGCTTATATTTGTTTTTGGAAAATTATTCCCATCATCATAAAAAAGAAATCCTTGAACACTTGCATTTGCATTTTTATTGCTTAAAGTATAGTCCCCAGCAGGTAATACAAAGTTATCAGCTAATCTATGAAATATGGTTTTAGTAGAAGTATTTGTTCCGCTTATTGTTATAGATTTGTCTTTATTTACTGTTATAGTTACACCTTCACTATATGTTCTACTTGTTGCTGTAACATTTAATAAATTCTTTCCACTTCTTGTAGCTTGGTTTGTTGAGCCTTCAAGCTTTAAATCTACAACATTTTGTTCTGCACAATTTAGTAGTTCTAAATGTTTTCCTTTTTTTTCTTTTACTTTATTATCTTTTATTGTTTCAAATATATCATTTCTTTTATATTTGAATGGCTGACAGTAAAACGCTACTGAGCCCTTTCTTAGTCTTAATAATCTTTCTAAATCTACTTGTTCATAAATCGCTGCTTTATATACTTTGTCATTTTCATTTTTAAAGATTAAATCTCCTTCCCCTCTAAAATATGAAAGTATTTTATCAACATTAGCATCTTTTTTTAATCCTATTTCTACATTTCTTATACGAGTTTTATATCCTAATTTTTCGACAATAGCTCCGTCTCTTCCATCTATCGTTGTTTCTTTTGTTCTTATAGCAGAGCTAGAAATTGGTGGTTCTGAACATATTATTAGTCCTGATATATCCTCGCTATTTATATTTTTAAAAATCATATTTTAATACACCGCCTCTGCAAGTTTAGAGTCAACAAAATTTCCTACCTCTCTGTCATTTAGTTCTACTTTCATTTCTTTTAATGCTTCTTTTAAAGCTTGTACTAAATAACTGTTATTGTTTTGATTTGTTTTTATGTTTTTTGTTGAATTGATTTCCATCGAAGTGTCAAACTCTGTTGGAATTGCATTTTGCATATCTGTTGTTACATTTTTCATTGTATCTGTAAAGCCCTCGCCTAAACCTAGTGCCAAATTTTCTCCTATCTCATCTTTAAATAAAGTAGATGGAGAGTGTATTCCAAAGAAATTCTTAATTTTATCAGTTAATCCATTTAACATTCCTTTTACTTTATTCCAAAGCCATGTTCCAAGCCCTGACATTCCTTCCCACAGTCCTTTTAGTAAATTCTTTCCTACATCTTTCAAGCTTTTTACTCCATTCATAAGTCCTTTAACAATTGTGCTTATTATTTGTGGAATTTTAGATAGTAATTGAGGAATTGCTTTTATTAATCCAATCCCAAGCTCTACGATTAATTTGGCTGCCGCCTGTATAATTTTTCCTATCATTTCTGGATTTGTTAGTTTAGTTACAAGTTTTTCTATTATTGTTGGAATTTTCTCTATTAATTTAGGTAATGCTTCTATAAGTCCTTCTGCTAAAGCAATAATAAGTTCTATTCCTGCTTCAATTATTGTGTCAATATTATCTATTAATGTTTCTGCCATAGTTAAAATAGCATCAACCATAACTGGAATTAGCTGTGGCAATGTCTGTGAAATTCCATTTATTAATTCAACTAGCAACTCTATTCCTGCCTCTAAAATAGCTGGCAAATTAGATGCAATTCCAGTTATTAATGCATTTACTATTTGAAAAGCTGCTACACCTATTTGTGGAGCAAAAGTTCCTATGCTGTCAATTATTTGTGTAAATATATTTGAACACGTTTCTAGTATTTCTGGAAGATGCTCCACTATTTTTTCACCCAATTGACCAACTAAAGCAATTACTCCATCTATAATGATTTGAACTCGTGGCATTATATTCTCTGCTGCAGTTCCAATACTTTCAACAAGATTATTTACTAATCCATCAAAATCTGCATTATCGTCTGCAATCCCAGTTAGCATGTTTTGCCAAGCTGATTTCATTGCAGAAACAGAACCTTGAATCGTTGTGCTTGCTTCTTTAGCAGTTGTTCCAGTTATTCCTAATTCTCCCTGAATTACATGTATTGCCTGATAAACATCATTTAAATTACTAATATCATATTTTACTCCTGAAATTTTTTGTGCATCAGCAAGAAGCCTTTCCATTTCACTCTTAGTACCGCCATAACCTAATTTAAGGTTGTCTAACATAGTATAATTCTGCTTTGCAAATCCTTGATATGCATTTTGTATCATATCCATAGAAGTACCCATTTTGTTTGCATTATCTGCCATATCTGTGATTGCCATATCTGCAACTTCTGCTGATTTTGCTGTGTCTCCATTCAAACTTTGTAATAAACTAGCAGAAAAAGCTGTTACAGTCTCCATATATTCATTTGCTGAAAGTCCTGCCGTTTTATATGCATTATTTGCATAGTTTTCTACTGTACTTGCATTGTCTTTAAATAAAGTTTCAACACCACCTACTAATTGTTCGTAATCAGCATAGCTATCTAATGCTTGTTTTCCAATTTTGATAAATGCAGAACCCACTTCTTTTACTACACTGCCTAATTTTTTAATTCCTGAAACTATTGCTTCACTTAAAACATTTGCTTTTAAGATATCTCCAAATTTCAAGGCTCCGCTTCCAGCATCATCGAAACCTTTTTTCATTTCTTTTATTTCTTTTGTACTCTTATCTGTTTGTTCTTCCATTGAAGCCAATTGTGACTCTGCATTATTTAATTGTGTTTTAAACAATTTTACTTTTTCATTGTTAGAGCCATATTGCTTTTCTGCTTGTTTTAAAGTTTCTCGTAATTCATTAATTTTTTCTCTTTGCTCTTTAATTGTGTTATTTGCACTATCATAACTTGTTTTTGTTTCTTTTACAGTTTTTTCTCCATTTGTAAATTGAATGTTTGTAAGCTTTAACTCACTAGAAACTTCTTTTAGAGAACTTGTTATATCTCTAAGTGCCTTTCTATATTCACTTTCTCCAGAAAGCTTCACAGATCCACCAAAACTTTTTCCCAACATATTCACCTTCTTTATCTATAAAATAAAGAAAGGCTTTGGGTAACTACTTCACATTGTTTACTTGTGCGTGTTCCTCACTCTTTTCTTTTTGTATTCTAATTATTTGTTTACATCTATTACACTTAATTTCTGCATCAATATAATTTGCAAAAATTAACGTTAATCCACATTGTGGACATTTTATTTTTTCCATTTTGAGCTCCTAATCTGAAAGCCATTCGCCTTCGTGTGCAATTTTCTCTTCTAATTCACTATATCTTTTCTTTGATAACTGAAAATCATAATTTATTTTATAGTGTTTATATAATTTTAATAATTTGCTTAATGTCATTCGCCCTACTTCCTTTCGAGAAAATCCTAATAAGCAATGTCCAATAAACAAAATCCACGAGAAATCAATTTTGTAATTTTCTTCCTCGTGGATTACGCGTTTTTTTGTGTGTCTTCTACTTTAGTAGAATTTATTACTACTTCGTTTGCTTTTTCTGCTATTTCTTTTAAGCCTAAGTCTGTAATTATTCTTCCTACCATTTTGCTATCTACAAATGCTTGTTTTTCTTCTTTGTTTTCATTTTCAATGTCTATTCCTTCGTTGATCATCGCCTTAATTCCAAATTTCAAAGCCTTTATATTAACTTCCTTTTCTTTACTGTCTGTTAATTTTCCCCACTCTTCATAAGAACCATATTCTTCTTGTATTTCTTCTAAAACGTTTAAAGTGAATGCTAATGGGTATGTTTTTTCATTTACCGTGAAATGAGATATTACATCTTTCATAGCTTTATCCTCCTATTAAATAAGGAATAGCACGCCAAGTCTATTCCTTATTATTTTCTTTTATTTTTTCAAAAAATTCTTTATTCTTTTGATACATTTCTTTATCTATGTCATATTCTTCATTGACTTTAAACAGTATCTTTCTATCTTTCTGACATTGAGTTTTACATCTTACTTTCATGTTTTTCCCTCCTAGTTAGTTGCTGGTGTTAAAAGTGTGTCTAGATATTGTATTGCTGCTGCTTCTGTGTCTAAAGTTTTGTGTTTTTCCCAAGTTCCTGCCGAAAAACCATTCATTTCTTCTGACAAAGGAAATACTGTTGCTTCTATATTAGTAGTAGCAAATTCAACACTCTCTCCTCTTGTCTTTCTATCTGTTGTTATTTTTGTGAATTTTACTCTTGGAAAGAACTCTACTTTCCATTTTTTTACGCCATCTATTATTTTAGGAACAACGTGTCCAAATCCACACTCTGGTGCAGTATCATTTACAGTTGAAGTTACTTCATCTTCTTCTGATACATCGTTTCCCAACAGCTCAGCACAAACAGTATCTTTATCATCAGTAACTACAATTGACAAAGTGCCTTTTTTGAAACTGTAATCACTTTCTGCAAGCGCATCATCCCCATAAAGTTCAGCAGAATTATATTCTGGCGAAAATTTACTTTCTACCATCTTAGGTAGAGTTGGCACTTGTGAATCCGTAAGAGTCTTATATTTCTTTGTTATTGTGTCTATTTTATTATATTTTCCTTTTTTTAAACCTATACTAGCCATTTATTATACCTTCTTTCTCGAATGTAACTGTTCGATGATATAGTCCTGTATCTTTTTCATACATTTCTTCACTGTCACCTGTCCAAATCCATTCGTTTTCTTTCATTATTTTTTTTATTTCTTTCATTATTACTAAATAATTGCCATCGCTATAAATATCTATGTCTACTGGTGTCTTTGTATATAATTCTTCGTCATCTCCGCTTAGTTCTGGTTCTTCTTCTAACAAAGTCCATACTACATAAGTTTTGCTTTTTCCTGTGTACTCTATATGTGCTGTTTCTATGAGATTTTTATTCACTTCTAATTTTGAAAATATTTTTTTTAATTCTTCATTCATTTTTTACTCCTTCGGCAGATATTTTTCTTGTATTTTTAACATTGCATCCTCGATTTCCTTTTTTTTAAATGATTTTCTAAAAAAAGGCTTCTTTTTTTCTCCAGAACTAGTTCCATATTCTCTTGCTAAAGCAATCAGTGGAATTGGCACACCGTTCGGATATTGTTTGCTCTTTTTTTCTTTATCGTATCCGTAAAAAGCAATTTTACTTGCTATTTCATCATTAGATGTGCGATAAACTTTTGTAATTCTTAGACCTTTTTCTAGTGCTTTTGTTGTTTTAAATGATTTTTTCATATTAGACTTAACGTTCTTGTATACTATATCTGCTCCAACTTTCGTCATTTCTTTCATCATTTCTGTTGCATTGTCTTCAAGCCCTTCGAATTGTTTAATTAGCTCTCTTGGTAATTCTTCTTCAAAATTTGCCATTATTTTGTTACTCTCTTACATTGCATTTCAAGTTCTACGTTTGCCTCATCTACATTATTTAGATATTCTATTGTATATGTTTTTCCTTTATATTCAATATTTATTTTTCTATTTAATTTATAGTAAGTTTCTTCAACTTTTTTAGAATATCTAATAGTAAAATTTGTATAAGCTTTTTCAAAGTCCGTATTGTTAGCTATCAATGTAAAACCTTTTGTAGTCTTAATTTTTGCGTAGGGCTCTAAAATAATTTCTTCTTCAGCCTTTTCTTTGAATCCTTCTCCGTCTTCTTCTTTTTTAAAAGCGAATATTTTTATTTTTTTATTATAATCTCCTGCATTTATCATAAATTATTCCTCGTATGCATATCTAAAATCGTTTGTACTGTTTTATTTGTATTTGTTTTGTCAACATATAGACATCTATTATCATACATATCTTGACAAAGAATATAAATAACTATTACAAAATCAGAATAAGTGTCAAGTGTTTCTTCTTGATCTTCTCCCTCTTTTTTTCTTGATATACCAGTATAATTTTCAATATAGTTTATGGCTATTTCTAACAATGTAGACAAGTCTTTTTTTAAAGGCTCGTCTACACTTTCTAATCTTAAATAATTAGCAATTTCATTTGCCGTTATTTCACTTACTTTCATTGTTTGTCCTCCTTTTTAGGAAGTCTATTTACTTGCTGGATCTGTTGCTCCAGATACTGCAACAGCTATTTTTTGTGTGTTTTCAACTTTAGCATCTAATTCAGAGTATCCAACAACTCCTATTGCGTGTTGTGTAGCAAATTTTTCTAATAAGATTTGAATTTCCATTGCTTCTGTTTCTTTTACAGCAAGTCCTGAGAAATCTCCATAGAATATTACTGGTTTTGATGCTGTTCCAAGTTTTTCAGCTTTTTCTGAACAATAAACAGGTTTTCCTAGTAATTCATAATCCCATTTTTCATTAAATGCTCTATTTAATATATAGTTTCCATCGATATCTTTTAATTTTCTTACTTTCTTTCTTGTATCTCTATTCATAATCCAATATGCATTAGCTTGAAACGCATCTGGAACAGTTTCTTGTATGTCTATCAATTCATCTGCTGTTACAGAAGATTTTGCGCCTAATGTTACTTTCATATTTGTTGAATCATAAGATTTAACAATGCCTGAAATTTTTCCATCAGTTCCATTTAACATTTCTCCTTCGTAGAACAATTTGAATTTTTCAGCCATTTTGTTTACAACATATTCTGTTAAATTAAAATCATTGTTATTTAATAATGATTTTGATATTTTTGTTAATGCTCCAATTAAGAATCCTGTTAATTCAACTGTTGCAAATTTTCCTGAATGTGAAACCAACTCATCAAATTCAGTAGCATAAGCAACTGTTACATCATCTGTTGTATCATCATATTTTGGTACAGCTAATGTCCCCTTTGCGTCATATCTAGTAGCACTTGCATATAGTGGTGATATTTCAATAACTTTATCAATAACTTTTTGAGCTATTGTTTTTGGTATTATCACTCCATTGTCGCTTTTAGTTAGTTGTGTTTCAGCGTTTTGTGGTACACCACTTACATAATTTCTTATGAATGTTGCAAATGTTTTAACATCTTTTTCTTCTTGTGTTAATTCTTTTTCTCCCTCTGTTTTTGTACATTCCATTTTGTTAATTTTTTCGTTTCTTTCTAATGTTGCATCAATATTTTTAATTTCTTTTTCTACATCATCAAAGTTCTTGATTTCTTCATCATTCATAGCTCTGTTTTCAACCTTAGCTTTATTTAAAATCTCTTCCATTTTTACTTGTAATTCATTTCTTTTTTCTTTCAATTCTTTTTCGTTCATTTTTTTACCTTCCTTTTTTTAAATTTTTATAAAATAAAAAAACAACTATCTTAATAGCTGTTTTCATTATTTTTTTATATTAAATAATCTTTTTTCAAAATCAGAATAATCTAATTTTGGCTCATCTGCTTTCTTAAACATATTTTTTAATGATTTTGGTACATTCTTGTAATTTTTAAACAGATTAGATGTACATGCGGCGACTTGCTTTTGCTCTTTTATTAAATTTACATCAAATGTATCATCTACTTCTTTTGCACCTAACCAACTTTCGGCATTTATCAACTCTTTTATTTCTTCTTCATCAACTTTTGCCTTTTTCATATAAAGTGGTATCATGGTACTGTTTTCAATAGTATTTAAAACATCTATGCATTTTTGAAAATCTAATGCATTACCATAACAGATATTTATTGGTTTGTGTATCATTATCACTGAATTTTCATAAATATTTACATCGTCACCCATCATTAAAATAAATGTACCTGCACTAGCACACAATCCATCTACGTATGTATGAATTTTAGTTCCAGAATCTTTTAATCTTTGTAACATACTGCATATTGTAGTTGCAACAAAGACCTCTCCACCTGGTGTGTTCATAAAGATGTTTAAATCTGATATATTTCCTAAATTGTCTAATTCTTCTTTAAAACTTTGTAAGCCTATCAAATTATTGTCCTTTTCGCCTGTCCACCAATCTGTATCATCTGTAACTATTTCACCATAAAAATAAAGGTCAGCACTCGTGTTTGGTATTATGTTTTTTATTTCATAAAACTTATTCTCCAATTTGCTCACCTCCCTCCGCTTCTTCACTACTTTTTTGTATGTTTTCCTTGTTGCCTTCTTCTATTTGCTTGTTATCTTTATTTACATCATCCATTTTTACCATTTTGTTGGTATTTGGGGTATAAATCTGTTTTGTCTTTGGATCAAATAATACACTTCCCAAACTTAAATTTACTAAATCTAGACCTTCAAGTGCATCATCGCCTTCCAAATATCGAACTTCATTTATTGTTTTAAATCCAGATTCTATTGCAGTTTTATATGCTTCATATCTTTCTTTTATAGTACATCTGATTAATTCTGTATAGTCTGGTGCAAAATAATAAGACTTCTTTTCTTTTTCAAGTAAAAAGTCTCTATTTAAAGCTGTACAAAATGCTGTTGTAATTGGCATAATTGCATTTTTTAAGAAATCCTCATTTGTTTTTCCTATATGAAATATTTCTTTTACTTCTTCACTAAAAGTTTTGTTTTTTTCATTTAACTGATTTTCAACAGATGTATTTGATGCTTCTTGAAATTCCATTCCATCATTTAAAATAACACAGCTAGAATTTCCTGCAAAATAATCATTCCACTGAGATTTTAATATTGACATTCCCTTTTCGTCTAAATGTTTTTGTGCCTTTAGAAATCCCTTCTTATTTCCTCCAGTTCTCATTAATTCTAAATCATATATTATTCTTTTATAAGCTGTTTCTAAACTTTTACTTATTTCTTTTGTATATCCTGTTCCGTATGCTCCATTTTTTGTATTTCTTAACAATTTTATAAAATCATACGGTCTATATTTTTTTCCATCAATTAATATGTAATAATTTTTATATATTGCATCAGTATTTCTTTCAAATAAAACCTTCTTTTCTTCTACATAATTTAGTCCAACAAAATTGTTACCTTTTTTGTTGATATATGCATATCCGCCTTTCCCTAAAAGATAATCTTCTGCAATTGCTTTTTTGAATTGAAATCCATCTAAAGTATCTTTTGTGTCTAAATTTATAATATTTACTCTGTCATCTTCTACTTCTGATGTCTGTTTCTTTCCATCTTTTGTTGTTTTTTTATATAACTTAAATGGTATCATTGCAAAAGAATCACAAATTAATCCTACTGCACTTGAAACTGCAGGTATCATTAATACTTTTTCTCTGTCAATTTCTTCTCCAGCTATCAAAGCTTTTAGTATTACATCATTTACTGCATTTTCATCAATAATTGTTTCTTTATTTGTTTCATTTTTAATATTTCTTTTAAAAATACCTCTTATTTTCACTTTTCTCACCTCCTAAAAACTTTGACATACAAAATTGTCTTCATTTAATATTTTTTGTTGTAATAAATAAGTGGCTATAATTGTGCTTACAACCATATCCACTTTTCCATTTGATTTTTTCTTATTAACATATTTGTTCAAATTTGTGTCTTCTGTGCATCTTGCATTTTGAAAATTAATTTCATATAACCTATCTCCGTCATAGCTAAATTTCTTTTGTAGTATACTTTCTTGTAACCATTTAGTCGGCTGGTGTAACACACTTGAGTGTTGCTTTACTTCAACGCATTCATAACCTGCAGTTTCTAATTTATTAGCTGTTGAAATACAGTTGTATCTATCATATCCGATTTGCACAATGTTAACTTCATACTCTTTTTCTATATTCATTATAAAATCTTCGACAAATTCATAAGAAATTATTTGATTTCCACAAGCAAAGCAACTTCCATCCTCAATGAATCTCTTGTAGTCAGTTCTTTCTTTTTTGTTTTTTTCTTCTATTTTTTCTTTTGGAATAAAAGCCCAACTTTTAGCAAATATTACATCATCTTCAAGCGTTACCATTGAAACAGAAGTATTATCATTCGACATAGCTAAATCCAGACCTAAATATACATCTCTGTTTCTCCAGTCGAATGTTCCTCTTATATTTCTACATTGTCTAAGTTTGTCCAATTCAATATAAGCCTCTCCACTGTTGCTCGGAACAAAATAATTCATGTTCTTTGTTAAATATTCTTCTCTTTCACTTGGTTTTGCTAGTGCTTTCTTTCTATTGTCTCGTATTTCTTCGTAATTTTCTTCTACTCTTAAAGGATTTGCCATCTGTAACCCTACATCATCCCACAAATGCTCTTCACTTGCATAATATACTAATGCAAACAATCTGTCGTCTGTTTCTAATCTTTTGTATATCTTTTTTAAATACTCTAGCTCATCAAGCATAATAGATTTGTCTTCTGCATAAGCTGTTGTCAACTTGAACATTAGTGGATTTTTAACACTTAATTGTCCAGTTTTCATTGCTCCAACATTTGAATTATCTTTCATTGCCCCATATTCGTCCGCAATAAAAGCTGACGGTTTTATCGAATTGTTTCTGTTTGCCTCTGCAGTACGTGGCTGATAGAAGCTATGTGTTAAAGTGCATTCAAGCCTTCCACTTAATGTCTTTGGAATATTAAAATAATCTCTAACTGATGGGCTAACGTTTAATATTTGTGCAATAGCCTTTTTTACTTCACCTGCTAAATCTCTATCTAAACATATCGAATAAAACTCACTATATTCGCTTTCTGTTAGCATTAATATTATGAAAATTAATGCTGCTAGAAACGTTTTTGTATTTTTCCTTGCTATAAATAAAATAACTTCTCTATATCTATATTTTTTAGAGTCTGTTTTATATCTCCATCCAAAAATATTTGCAATAAAAAAAGCCTGGAAATTTTCCAAACCTTCTAATATATTTTTCCCTACAATATTGTTTAATCCTGTCGCATAATTTAGTAATCTTAAAACTCCTTCTATTATTTTTATTTGTTTTTCATCAAAATAGTATGGATAACTTTCGTTCTTCTGCTTTTCTAAATCCTCTAAGAACCATTCACATTGCGTTTTTACTTCAAATGTAGTAATTTCTTTGCCAGAAATGCAATCTTCAGCATATTTTTTTGCTTGTTCTAAAAGCATTATGCCTCACCTCTTAACACTTTAAGAAGATCGCTTTCATTTTTATCTGTTTTTTTAGGAATACTTCTTAATTGTGAAGCTATTGTCATGATGTTTTCTTTTTCTATATCAAACATTAATCTTCTTTTATTTTGAATTTGTTTGTCCAAATCAATAATATTTTTTTCTAAAGAATTTATTATGCTGTAATACTCCCTTTTTGAAGAACATTCATCTTCTAAATCTAAATCACTTTCTGCCTCTTCTAGTTTTTCAAAAAATTCCTCTCTTTTTTCTTCAAACTCATAGCATTCAGCATATAACAATGCATAACGATTAATTACGTTTTCATATAATGCATCTGCCTTATCTATATTTTCTAGTAAACTTACTATTCTTTTAAATTCTTTATGTGCGATTTTGTTCTTTTTTACTTCTTTTTTTGGTTTTATTTTTTCATTACTTTTTAATGCTTCTTCGCCTTCTTTTCTGGCTTTTAATTCTGCTTTGGTTCTATGACTTTTCTTTTCTGAAGTAAGAACTACAAATGGTTTTGTCGGTGTTGGCATGTTATGTTATCTCCTTTCTCTTGATGTGGGAGTTTTTTTTAAGCGAAGGGGTGCAGGTAGGTGTTCCCGCTTCTAATTTTTTTGTTTACTATGGTAGGGGGGATAGTTGTTATATATCTAAGTACTGTATACTTATCTTTATTGTTGTATACTATAGCATTGATTTGATTTCTTTGCATTCCTCTGCTTTGTAATAATTTTATAAATTTTTTCTTACTTATCTTCTTCTCTAGTAATTTTCTTATGTATTTCCATGTAGCTCGAAATGTTTTAACGATACATAGACTTACAGTTTCTACTGTCTCAACTATTTTTTTAAAAACTCTTTCCAAAGTTTCTATTATTTCTTTTGTGTATTCGTTGTATTCTATTGTTATCTTATTACTGTCACCATCACATAGAAATATAATTTTATTCTGCCTATATAATTTCTCAGCTGTTTCTATACTAATATCTTTATAATTCAATTTTATTTTCCTTTCTCATTTCACTTTTGGCAAATCTTTTGTCGAATGTATGTGTGCAGCAATCCTTCTTGCAATTTCTTTTATTACATTCGTAGTTGTTATCTTTATCGCATTCATAAGCTATTTTTATATCTCCATTTTCATATTCATATATTTCTGCTTTGTATACTCCAACAATTCTATTCAATCTTCTTTCTCCTGCTCATCTATTATTTCCTGTACTATTTCTCTTGGTATCTCTCCGCTCTCGCACATTTCGTGATGTACGCTACATACTGTCAAAAGATTATTATTGTCTAATCTTTTGTTATAATCTTCGTCTATCGGTATGTTATGATGCACCGATAAGTTGTTCATATTATATTTATTTTTTGTATTATATAATTCTCTAATACATATTTGGCACAAATACAAATCTCTTTGTTTAATCTCTTCTCTTTTCTTTTGCCATGCTTTTGTCCATCTAAATCTATCTATCTCTGTTGTCTTTTTTTCTGTTTTAGGTTTGCATGGGCACACATGATTGTATGGTACTATTCCACAATATTTGCATGTTTTTAGCATTTCTTATCATCTCTGTTGTTTGATATGTTGTTTGTTGTTTTTGAACAATTCATTACTTTTTCTTTGATCTTATTAAGTATTGCCCACATAATTGCTATACTCAACATTCCACAAAATATAGCAACTGGACTTAATATAATTATTAATAATATTTTAATCATTTTTCTTTCTCCTTTTAGCAAAATAAAAAAGCACTTATTAAAGTGCTCTCTTCATATCTTATAAGTTTTTATTGTCTTAATGGCTGTCCAGAGTTATCTCTATAGCCTCCTGAAGCTATTTTAATTAAGTCTGCTATCGTTCCTATCAAAAACCAATTTGCAGTGCAAATCTTAACAATTCCTTTTCCATAATTTCCTAAATAAAAATCATGTATTCCTCCAAGTCCTACAAATCCTAAGCAACATAATCCCAAAGCTTTTACTTTAGATTTGTCACTCGTTATAGTTGTGTAGTTTGCCATATAATCATCTCCTTTTTTAGACAATTATATTATAGCATTTTTCTTGTGTCAAATATAATTTGCATTATTCTTAAATTTTATAGTTTGTCTTCCTTCTCTTTTTCAAATCCACTACACTTTTTATATATTCCATTCTCTTTATCTATTACACTTTGTACTTTGTTTTTACATGAGTTTATACATTCACAGCATGCATTGTTTTTGTTAAGTCTTAATTTGTTTCCACATTTTGTGCATTTGTATAGATTAGTTGCTGTTTCTCTTTTTATTAATATGTAATTATGTTCGCAACCGTAGCATTTTACTTGTCCTGGACACTCTTTGCATTTGTATTTTAGACATAATTCACTTACCATTTCCTTTTATTCCTTTGTTTTATTAATATAAACACTACGTAACAATATATGTATCATAGCGAGTTAGTCTTATTTGCTCGCTTCAATGTCATTCCGACAACAAAACTAA